GTGTTGATCTTCGTTCCCCACGTATCCTCTGACGCGCCTACCTCTGGCTTCGTTAAGCCATATGCCGTTGTTGTCGTATCTGCCATGTCATTCTCCTATGCCGCATCGGCCCAAGTTTCGCTTGAAGCTGATGCCGGTGTCCAATCCGTCGATGTGGGGGAAACAGCCGCCCAGCTTTCTGGCGTGCTGCCCGCATCTTGCCACGTTTTGCTGTTTTCCGCAACAGGCGTCCACGTCTCAGGCGTGTCAGGCTCAGGCTCCCACTTCTTGCGACCATTTGCGACCACAGACGCCGCGCACACGATGGTCGCGCTGTCACTCTGCACGCGGTTGCATGTGGCGCTGACAGTTGCTACGCAGGCAGCGGTGGCGCTGTCCTCGAATATCGCAACGGCGCTTGCCGTTGTGGACGCCTGCACAGCAATCGCAGCAGCGCCATCACGAACTTTCAGACCAGACGCAGCAACGGATGCAGCAGCGGATATGGAAGCGGAGCCAATATGCACGCGCTCAGCCGCAGCCGTAACGCTGGCAGACGCTGCAATCGTGGCAGACGCCTCCCTGACGCGCGTGGCAGACGCGGCAACGGATGCGGCGACGGCAATGGTGGCGCTGCCCTCTCGGACGCGGTCAGCAGCAGACGCGGTGGTCGTAACCGTCTCGATGATTGACGCAGCGCCGCGAACTCGCACAGACGCGGCGGCGGTGGCAGACGTGACGGCAATAATGGAGGCAGCGCCAATGATAGCGCCGTCCAAGCCGTAGTTGTAGCTGCCGTAGGTGCTTCGCCCGTAGCCGCTGCGATACGTCATTAGTCTAGCGTGATGTCGAGATCGCCCGCAGGAATGCGGAACACGTCGCCCGTGTCAATCGTCTTGTTGGCGGTCAGGTTGGCGTAGGCCAGCAGATTGCCGCCAGATGACGCGTCAAATATGCCGACAGCAACAACGGTGCCATATCCCGCCGTGGCGACGGGCCACTCTTCGGCGGCGCTATTTGTGGCCGTGTTGCCTGACACGGTGAACGCCGTAGCTTGGCGCGCGTAGCCCCCGCCAGATACCTCTGTGCCGCCGCCGGTATCGGATGGTGCAACGGTGTAAAGCGCGGTGTGCCACTCGGTCGGGCGTGTCGCGCTGTTGGTGGTGAACGCCCATGTCAGGACGGTTGTCTCGAAGGTGTTGGTGAAGCTCATCTCAATACGCCTTTATCTTCATGCGGCGACCAGACCCGCCAAATTTCGCTTTATCATTGTCTGCATTTATACCACCAATCGCGTTCGCCTGCAAAGACGCCCAAACTTGGATGCGCGCGTCGTCTTTCAAATACGGCGCAGAATGCACCAGCGAGCTGTATAGGTAGGCGTCGGGGAAGTATTCCAGCAGCCAGTTAGACGTGTTGCTGTCAGACAGCGCGCCGATCTTGGCGTAGTAATACAGCTCCGTCGCATATGTGCCATCGGGAACGGGAAACACCTCGATCTCGCCAGCCGTGATCGCGTAGTAGCGCGGCTCGTATGTTGCGTTGGCCGTGCGCTGCTTGCGCTCCAGCAGCTGAAACTGGCTCAGCAGCTCAAGCGGCTGCGTGTTGCCCGAGGTAATATACATTCGTATGACCTCGTAGAAGTCGGCAGGCACGGCGCTATACTGCGTATCAATGTTGGCGTTGGCGCGCTTCTCCTGACGCCAGTGGCGTATCTGGCGGTTCATGTCTGCCTCGGCCAGCGAAATAAACGTCGGGATGACGCTCGTCAGGTCATCGCGGTCAAGAAAGTCTGCGATGCTGGATTGCAGCTCTGCGTATGTTGTAATTGCCATCTAACAATCCCATGCTCTGCGCGACCAGTAATTCGCGCTTAATTTACTTGACTTGCCTTTAATGCCGCCCGACCTTGCGCAGTATGATGCTTTGCGCTTAGGCTGATCTTTCTTAATAGACATATTAGGGTCGCCGAAGTTAATTTTCTTTACCGTGTCACCCTCAACAGCAAGCACCTCAAACTTCTTTGGACCGCCACGTCTAGGTTTATTTACCGCAGAAAACCCGTGGCGCTTTTTGGCTGCTGCTATTTTCTCTGACTTGGTGCGGGGCATTACATACCACGCCCTTGAGACTTAATTTGATTTAACGTCTGGATAAACTGTTGCCCTGACATTCTATCAACAGCGGTTTGACCAAGCTGAGAAACCATTATTCTAAACGCGTCATCGTCTGTCATCGGGGTCGGCATGCCAGCTTGCGGGCTTGGCCCTTGCAATGCTGCACGCGCTGCTTGCGGCATACCAGACGCAGGCATTTCTGGTCTAGCCATATTTTGCGCAGGAGCAGCAGGCATACCACCGCCAACAGGGATATTACCAAACGTCATGCTCGGCGCGGCTGGCATACCACCACCAACAGGCGTGCTGCCAAACGGCATGCTCTGCGAGGGCCGCGCTTGCGGTCTAACTTGCGCTCTACCAGCGCCACCTCCGCGCGCCACCGCTGGGCGCGGGGCAGCTTTTGGCGCGATGCTTTCATCCGGCGCAAGCAAACCACGCATCTGACGCAGTTTGCGCATACGCTCTTCATCTTCTGACCCATATGGCGTTGCAAGAGCATTGGCCAGCATGGAAAATATGCCGCCGCCCTCAAACTCTTTGCCAAACTTTCCAGCACCACCGCCGTCGATCATATCAATGAAGTCTAAAAATTTATCTGCCATGCTATTTCTTCTTTGCTGTCTGCGCTGATTTCTTAAACGCCTTTGCAGTAGGCGCGCCTTTGCTGCCTACCTTGCGCATCCTTTCGCCAGACCCAGCAGCAATGCGCTTACGCTTTGCGTGGATGTTTGCGTATAAGCCCTTCTTCGGCATTCTAAGCTCCTTCGCCCCACTGGACGCATTGATAATCTGTTGCGCGGTATGCAGGAAACATCTGCCGCGCGTATTCCAGCCCGCTTGGTATGGACTGTATGCACTGGCTCTCGCTCTGCATCACAGGGCTGCCAAACGAAAAGCAGTTACCCTCGACGCTGCAAAGCAGAAGCAGCGCCGTCCACATCACTAGTAAGCGCCCATGCGCTTCTTCGCCATACACGTTCCAGCGCGCTTGCATGCGGCGGGTGTCGGGCAGCCCTTACAAGGCTTAAACTTCGGTGTTTTCATCAAAACAATCTCCATAAATTACGCGCAGCGTAACATATTGAGCAAGATTAGGCTATACCGCGTAAGTTCCTGCGTATCGCGCCACGCCAAGACATCATCGGGCCGGACAATGCCGTTGCCGCGTCCGACGCCATAGTTAAGCAAACAGCATCAGCTAAATCCGGCGAACGCAAGCCACGCTTGCGCATGCTATCTTTGCTCTCGGCTTGCATCTTGCCGGACGAGGTAAAGCTATACCGTATGGCAGTTAGATCAGCCCGCAAGTCATCATCTTCCGGCAGCTTGCACGAACGATCCTCTAGCCACGCCTTTGTCTTAAACCACAGCTCAGTACGCAAATTATTATATGTCTCGCCCATGCTGGGAGCCTCAGCAACATTCACACCACGCACAGGCGCGCCTAGCTCACGCAATCTATCAACCACACCAGCGCCGACGCCAATGCTATCTACAAGTATCTCATCAGGCTGCTGGCTGGGCGGCAACGCCTCATACTCAGCCATTACCCTCCCCACGGTCTGCATCAGATCCAAACCCTGCCACGACTTAACTTCCGTTATAACGTTAGACTCGCGCTTACAAAACGCCGTCCTATCGCTACCAAATCTTGCCGGATCTATGGCCCACACAGTCTTCGCATTCGGCGCAAGCTCAATATCACGCTTCATAGCACTCTCCACCAAATGATACGGCACAATCGTATCATCGTCGGCAAGAGGAAAATCACCCATGACCCTTATCAAAAACGCGTTAGATTGTTCGCCGTATCTCACGCGCATCTCGTCAACAAACTCTTCCGACACCAGCGGGCTATCTACGCATGACCACCGACGCGTCCACCAGCTAGATGCCATCTTCGTTTGGCTTTCGTAAAACGTTCCGCTGGATCTGGT